GGTAGTCCTCCATCAGCTTGTTCGCCACGAACCGGGCCTCGTCGTTCTCGTTCATGGCGGTGTACAGCGCCACCTTGTCCCCCTCGTCCCCGGCGGTCCACAGTTCCTTGCCCTTGCGGCCTTCGTTGTGGCGGATAACGGCGTTGGCCGCCGCCAGGATGTTCTTGGTGGAGCGGTAGTTCTGCTCCAGGCGGATGGTGCGGCAGCCCTTGTACTGATCCTCAAAGGACAGGATGTTCTGGATGGTGGCCCCCCGGAAGCGGTAGATGGACTGGTCGTCGTCCCCCACCACGCAGATGTTCTCCCGCCCCCCGGCCAGCAGGGAGGTCAGGAGATATTGCAGGTTGTTGGTGTCCTGGTACTCGTCCACCAACACGTAGCGGAATTTTTTCTGGTAATATTGCAAAACGTCATCGTGCTCTTGCAGGAGCCGGACGGTGTGCAGGATGATGTCGTCGAAGTCCAGCGCCCCGGCCTCCCACAGCCGCTTTTCGTAGGCGGCATACAGCCTGGCGATCTTTTGCAGGCGGAAGTCGCCGGACTGCTCGCACTCCTCGGCAAAGTCCTTGGCCAGCTGGAGCTTGTCCTTGGCCCGGGAGATCGTCCCCAGCACGGAGCGGGCGGGGAACTGCTTGTCGTCGAAGTTCAGCTCCCGGAGGCAGTCCCTCATCACCCGCTGGGAGTCGTCGGTGTCGTAGATGGTGAAGGAGGAGGGAAAGCCCAGCTTCTCGATGTCCCGGCGCAGGATGCGCACGCAGGCGGAGTGGAAGGTGGACGCCCACACGTCCCGGGCGGCGGGGCCCAGCATCCGCTCCAGGCGGTCCTTCAGCTCCCCGGCGGCCTTGTTGGTGAAGGTGATGGTGATGATGGTCCAGGGGGCGGCGGGCTCCACCGCGCACAGGCGGTCGGCCTGCAAGCGGCCCTCCCTGGTGGGGTGGGCGGCATACCGGGCCAGGAAGTCCAGATCCTCCTGGGTGACCCACTCGGGGACCTCGAGAGAATCCGAGCCCCGGCCGTAGCGGATGAGGTTGGCCACCCGGTGGATGAGCACCGTGGTCTTGCCCGACCCCGCCCCGGCCAGCAACAGCAGCGGCCCCTCCGTGGCCAGCACCGCCTTGCGCTGTTCGGGGTTCAGGTTTTGGTAGCTTTGGCCGATGACCTCCCGGCGGAGGCGGCAGAACTCCAGCTCCTGCTGCTGTGTCAGCATATGTATCATCCCTTTTCAACGGCGGGTTTGTCTTTTCTCGTTCTTTATAGACGGCGGTGGTCCATCAATCTACAAAAACCGAGATTATTTTCCACCTGGTCCACAGGCTCCACAGCGGCGTAATGCCACGATAATGCCACGGCTCAGATTATAGCACCAAAGGGGCAGGCCTGTCAAATGGGCGGGCTGTTCTCGGACGCACCGCCGCCATCCTCCACAAAGCCGGAGGCAACGGCGGTGGCATACTTTACCCCCTCGCCGTCGGCTCCTGTGTTCTCCGCTCGGTTCTTCTCCACAATACGGGACAGCACTATGGACAGGGCGGTGCCGATGGGGGTGAACACGACCGTATAGCAGGCCAGGGCGCCAGTGTACTGATACTGGATGCTCATGCGGGCCAGGTAGAAGCCGCCGGCAAGGCCCAGGGCCAGGATGAACACGAGGAGATAGCCCAGGCGGTCAGTGGTCCCCATGCGCCGCCTCACACGGGGCGTCCTGATCTGTTCGTGCTTCCCTCTCATGCCAGACCAAAGAGCTGGGCGAAGCGGTACAGGAGCTGGGCGGCCTGCTCACGGCTCAGGAAGTCCTCCCACATATAGTTGGGCTTGCCGTCAGCTCCAGCACCGCCGCCGGCGAAGATGCCCTTCTCGATGACGAACTCCCGGGCCTTCTCACTCCACGCGCCGCTGTCGTTGTCCCGCAGCTCCGCCCGGTAGGCAGCCATGGCGACCTTGAACATCTCGTTGAACTTCTCCTGCGTCATTTCTTTCTGTTCCTCCTTCTCAACGATGGAATAGTCGGGCCGCCCATATCCGGCGATATAGGAGGCCGTCAGGGGATAGGATTTGTCGCGGACACACCCGCCGTTGGGGACCACTCCAGCAAGGCTGGAGGTGTTCCCCTCGATGGTATACACCCGACCGCCTTTCACATCCACAACAAGCCCGGTGTGATAGCTGGTCTTCCCACCGTCATTGGTGAAGAAGATTTGGTCGCCGGCCTTGGGGTTGCTGGTGAAGAACTGGCCCTTGTCCTTGAAATACTTCATGGAGTAGGTACACCCGGCCCCCAGGCCCTTGAATACCTGGCACAGCAGGGCCATGCCGAGGTCCAGGCCAAAGGTGATGATGAAGCACCAATCCACAAAGATATCGCACCAGGCGTACCCGTTCTTCTTCCCATTGTAGACCACGCCCAGGTTATCCAGGAAGGCGGCGAACTTGTTCCAGTTCTTGTCGCCCGCATTGGCGGTCTTATCCTCCAGCTGGGCGTTGGTTTCCTTCTCCAGGTAGCCGATTTCGGCCCTGGCGGTGGCGATTACACGTTCAACCGGCATCGGTCCCGCCTCCTTCCACGAGGGCCTTCACGGCCGTGTTGCTCTCCAGCATCTTCCGCATTTCCTCCAGGGCGTCGTCCACCAGCTCAGAAAACCGCTCGAAGGGAACGACAGGGGCCAGCCACGGGAAGCGGACCACGAACAGGTCATAGACCTGGCGGAGCTTCAGCTTGCCCGTCTTGGCCCCCAGCTCCTTCTCGGCCCCGGTCACGGCCCACAGCAGCCACTCCCGCACCTTCTTCAGCTGCTCCTCGCTGGGCAGCTTGAAATAGCGGTAGACATACACAGCCGCCACCCCCAGCAGGGCGGCCAGGGCGAGGATGATGTACCAATTTTTGATGATGGTTTCCATTGAAAAATCCTCCTTCAGTTCTTCATGTCCTTCTCCAGGTCCTCAATACGATGATTGGCGACCTTGATTTTTTCCTCCTGAAGCTCGGTGCGCTCCTCCAGCTTATACACCCGGTCGATGACCCCGTTATGGACCTCGACCTTCTTCTCCAGTTGCTCCAGCCGGTATTGGGTCAGCCTGGAGCTGACCAGCACACCGAACAGGGACCCCATGGCAGACCCGCCCAGCCCAATCAGCGCCACGACGATGGCATCACTCATTGTCGTCACCCCCTCCCTGGGCAGCAGCCACCGGGGAAGCGACAGGCTGATAGAAGTCCCCAGACAGGACGGGGGGCCTCCATCCTTCCTGCTTGTTGAAGACGCGGCGGACCTCGTAGATCTGACCGTCACAGGTGAAGCGGTCCCCCACGGAGAAAAGGTGATTGGCCTCCAGGTCGTCCCAATCATCCACCCCGCCCGGGGAAGGCTCAGGGCCAGGACCAGGGCCGGGGGAGGGTTCGTCGTACAGGGCGTACTCAGAGGGGACCAGGTGCGGGAAGTGAGGCTCGTACAGGGTCACGCCACAGTCGTGGATGGGGGTATACAGTTTCCCGTCCTCGGGGTCGCGGCGGACAGCTCCGAAGGGGACCCTCTCCCCCCACTGGAACGTCAGATATTCGCCGTCGGCCTCCGGCTCCTTCCTCAGCAGGCGGAACAGGGTCCGCCCACCTTCAGACCCCGGCGCCCATCCGGCCTGGGTCTGATGCTGGGTCAGGGTGATGTAGGTTTCGCCGTCAGGGCCGATGACAGGCTCATTGGGGAACAGCGTCCCCATATCAGGCCCCCAGGTCCGCACCCCGTCGGAGGTAGCCATCTGGGACAGCTCCTCGTCGGTGAAGTTCCCCCCAGGGAGGACCCCGGCCCGGACAAGGTTCGCGTTCGCCTTGCTGATGACAGAGGCAGGGAGGCCCTGAAGGCCTCCAGCCTTCAGGGCCTTGTCCGCCTCCAGGATAGCCTCCCAAAGGTCGGCGGTCAGGGCGCTGACCTCCTGCTTCTGATAGGCCCGCGCTTCGTCGAGAGATTTCATGCCGGCATACCTCCTCGATTAGATATAGCTGCCGCTGATGGAGTACAGGGCGATGGTGTCATAACCGGGGGTCTTCTCGATTTTCACCCGGACGCCCACGGCCCAGCCTGCGGCGGTCTTGGTCTTATTGGCGAAGATGTGCTTCCGCCCGCTGTTGGCGCTCTCCCATGCGGGATTGGCGTCGTTGAAGTTATTGCACACCTGGAGCTGGACAGCACTATCGGCGGCCAGATACCGCAGGCTGACCAGGATTTTCTCGGCGGCGGCGCTGGTGTCGTCCATCTTCCAGTCGAGGTCGATGCAGCTCACGCTCCTGGTGAAGGAGATAGTCCTGGTGGCGCTGTTCCCGGCGCTGTCCGTCACCTTCACGGACATGGTGTGCGCTCCCTTCAGGCCAGCGAACTGAAGCTCAGACAGGGCGAAGGTATACTGCTGGCCCCGGACAGCTTCCTCGATGGTGCGGACCTCCATGCCGTCCAGCATCTCCACCACTTCCAGGGTGTCGCCCGTGTCCACATCCCCCACGGTATAGCTGAAGCTGGGCGGGGTAGTTATCACCCCCAGGGCCTGGTCGCTTCCGCTCACGGTGGGGTCGGCGTTGTGGGTCACAGTCCGGGTCTGGCTGGTGGTGTACCCGCTGTACCCTCCTCGGCTGTCCTTGGCCCTCACCCTGTAGGCGACGCTGTTCATCGTCGCAGTGATCTGGTCCGTGTACTGGGTCGCCGCCCCGTCATAGACTTTCGCCCAGGCCCCGCCATTGTACTGCCGCTCCAGCTCATAGCTCACGCTGTCGCCGTCGCTGTCCATGGACGCGGCCCAGCTCACCGCCAGACCTTTACCGCTCCGCACCGTTTCGGGTACGGTGATGCCGGGGGGGTTGGTGGGGGCGTTGTTCCAGATAATTGTGTAATATCCATCTGCATCCGGGGTATCAGATACCAAGATTTCAGAGGACAAATTCAAAGCCGGGCGCACACCCCCGTAGCCGTAGTAGGCGCTGCTGTAGTTCAGCGAGCCGTCCGAGCTGACGTTGCGGGCGACGTAGCCATTGCCCGCGTTCGGGGACCGCAGCCAGTAGTACCAATTCTGAGAAGCACTCAGACTGCTGTTGGTGTACTCAGACTGGCTGACGGCCTGGGCGGTAGGCATACACTTCCGGCTGTTGGCGTCGCTGAACATAGCCAGGACAGACCCCTCGGAGATGCCGTTCTCAGTCCCCAGGCCCACCTCCGTCACGGACAGCAGGAAGATGTCGTCGGTAAAGGTTTCAGACCCGCCGCCGTCACAGGTGGGCTTGGCGACAATCAGGGTGGTGGGCAGGATGGCCGCCAGCATCTCAGCCCCGAAGCCGCTCTTGAAGCCGGCCTCTGCGTCGTACTCGTTGTAGTTGCTCCAGACATTCGCATTAGAGGGCGGGCGGTCATAGCTGTGCTGCTGGACATACCAGCCCGTCCCGGCCTTATTCAGCCACTGGCGGATGTTGGAGAAGATATAGCGGTTATTGCCGTAGCTGTTCCGGCTATTCCCGCCGCCGCTCTCGATAGCATCAAAGCATTTCAGCGTCAGCATACGCTCCGCCACGAGGGTGACGGAGCTGGCAGGATAGCCGGCGTGGCCCTTATCACCGATGACCCATCCGATGGCTACGCCGTTGTACTTGGTCTTGGTGTCCCGCACTTTGGCCTTCACGGGCAGGGCGCTTATTTTCTGTGCCATGGGTTTCGCTCCTTCCTTCAGAGAAGATTTTTTGAACACGCTGGTCGAATTTCAGTATCAGCTCCCGGCAGTTACCATGGGAGGCGTGGGCGCGCCAGCTCCTGTAACTGTCCTCGATTTCCTTCCGGGTCATCTCCCCGGCCTGATACCGTTCCTCGTACTTCCTCAGCTTCCTGGACATCCTGGCCTTGCTGGACCGGCGTACCTTTCGTATCACCTTTCCGCTGTCGGTCAAGTATGTATGAAAACCGAGGAAGTCCAGCCCATTCCGCAGGGGGAAAATATTGGTTTTGCCGTTCAGCTCCAGCCCACGAGGGGCCAGCAGCTTTTCGATTTTCCGCCACGCCTCCTGAGCGTCCTCCTTATCCTCAAAAATCAGATAGAAGTCGTCCATATACCGGCCATAATACTTGACCCGCAGGACCTCTTTCACGAAGTGGTCCAGCGGGTCAAGGTACAGCAGGGCGAATATTTGACTGCTCTGATTGCCTATCGGGATGCCCACATTCCCCGGTGTGCTGTCGATGATAGCATCCACCAGGGACAGGGTTCGGGGGTCCTTCAGGTAGCGGCGGACGTCCTCCTTCAGAACGTCGTGCCGGATGCTGGCAAAATAGTGGCGGACGTCGGCCTTCAGCACCCACCCGTCGGCGCTTCCATGCTTCAGGAAGTATTCACGCATGAAGCCGCTCAGGCGGTCCAGGCCGAAGTGGGTCCCCTTCCCAACCTGTGACCCGTAATTATCCAGGATGAAGGGGGCAGACAGGACAGGGTAAAGAATTTCGTCGCATAGGGCGTGCTGCACTATTTTGTCCTTGAAGCTGTTGGTCTGGACGATGCGCTCCTTCGGTTCATGGACAATGAACTCGAAATATCCACCAGGGCGATATGCCCCGGTTTCAAGCTCCGTCTGGATATACTTCACAGCCTCCAGGGAATTGGCCTCCACCTTGGCGACGGGGTTCTTCCACCGCTTGCCCTTCCGGGCCATTTTGTAGGCCCGGTACAGATTCGAGAAGTCGAAAACGACCTCAAAAGGGGGTTCTTTAACTTTACTCATTCCAAGGCCCTCCCGTCGCTGGTAGCTCCAGACCTCCACTGTGCGAGGCCTGGGGCGTCAACGGTATGTGTTCGTCCCTCCCCTGTCAGGTCGGGACAGGATATGTCTTCGCTTTGATAGGTGATAGGCTTCAGCTTTCGCCAATAGGCTACTCGGTCGCAGTTTCTATCAAATCCGGGCGCACACCCCTGTTGCCGTTGTAGGCGTTGTTGTTGTTCAGCGAGCCGTCCGAGTTGACGTTGCGGGCGTTGTAGCCATTGCCCGCGTTCGGGGACCGCCCAAGGCACACCGAGGGTCAAGCGCAAATAAGACACACCCCGCGGCTCTCAAATCATCGCCGAGGGTATTGCTGGCCGTTCGGCCTGGGAGGGGGCTGGCCCTGGGGTTGACGCTGGGCCTGTGCCTTCTTCTCAGCCAAAAGCCTGTTAAACCTGTCGGCGTCCTTCTTCCTCCACGCTGCTGCCATGTTCTTGACATCGGTGGTGAGCCCCGTCCAATACTCACACCGCCTGATGTCTATATAGCCCTGTTCCAGGGCAATATCGAGGAAAGTCAGGAACACTTTGCAATTTGTAAGCACCTCTTTTTGGAGGTTGAGCCGCCTTTCCATCTGCTGGCGGTTATCTGGGAAAATCTCATTCGCCGCCAGGATGTCATGGAGGATCTGAAGGACCACATCCTGCATACGCTGACAGAGGGTGAAGCGGACCTTCTTCGGGAACAGCTTCGGATTATTGGTGACAGTCAGGGTATGGTTTACCAGGTCCTTCGCCTTACATACGATTGTCAGCTCACCTTGCCGCGCAGCAGCCACAGTTGACGCACCTCCTTTCCCTGATGGCCTCCACCTCCTCGGCTGGGATGCCCTCGACTTCGAGGACACCATCCAGCACCCGAACGGTGACTTCCTGGCCTTTATATCCCAAACCGCAAAGCACAAGGCCGCCGGCCCCATCCAGGGGACACGGCGGCCTCAGCTCCACGATGAGGTGCGGTATTAAGCAGCTTGCCTGCTCCGGGGTACACAGGACCCCCGTCATGCTGTCACGGACCTGGCGACGGTATTCAGGACACCATCGCGGATGATAAGGCCCACCCCACTGGCGAAGTCGGCGGTGCGGTTCACGCCTCCGGGCATATCTCCAGATACGAGGTCGTTCAACAGGTCAATGCTGGCGGAATGGTCGTCCAGGATGTCGGACAGGCCAATGATGTCGCTGATTTCATGGCTATGGCCCAGCAGGGCGTACCGCTCCAGGTCCACGATGCGGGCCAGGGCCTTCGGGTTGATGACGGCGGTCACGCTGGCAGCTCCAGTGACGATGCTCTGGATGGAGAAGGTGGCAAAGGAGTTGACGGCGTTCCCCTGGGGCCTAATCCAGGTGGGGTGGTCGTGAAGGTCCAGATAGCAGTACGCCACGTCCTCCCCCGTGTCGGGGTCCTCAACGTAGACGATTACACCCTTGCAGGGGAAGCCGACAGCCACGCCCATGCTTGTGGCCTGGACGGTGATGGTGGCCTCCCCGGTCCCGGTGTTCTCCACGCTGGCAATCAGGCCTTCGCCAGCATACTGGATGGGGGCGGTCAGCTCGTCGATGATGGCCCCCTCTGGAAGGTCCCCGCTGTCCAGCAGGGCCTTGGTGTAGCGGATGCCCCCAGCCTGGGCCAGGATGCGGCCCAGGACCTCGAAGCCACTCAGCAGGGGGATGGACCCGTCGTTTCCATCATCCACACCGGGCATGATTTCCATGTCTTCCATGTACGGCATTTTCTTGTTTACCTCCTAATCTTTCCAGTGATATGAGTTTCCTCCCACACGGTCATACCGACACGGAGGGAGGATTTGCCGGAACGGTTCAGGTTCGTGCGGATGCGGGCCTCGGTTTCCGTCATCTCCACAGCCCCGATGCCGAGGTAGGCCTTCTGCCTCGCATGGTGGCGGACCTTCAGGAAGATGCGGGTGCCGACCCCGGCGGCGGCGATGCGCTTCATAAGCTCCGCAATCAGGGGGGAGGCCTCCAGCCTCTCGGCATCCAGGATGGCCTCGTCCACATACAGCCATATCTTGGCGGGGAATACCTCCTGCACCTCGATTTCGGACAGCTCCACGTCGAACAGGTTGGCGGCAGCCTTGATGATGGTGTCGATGTCGCCGCCGGACAATAGCGCAATCATCTTGATTTTGATAAGCAGCCTGTAGAAGGTATCAGTGGCCCCATTCCGCTCGACCCCGAAATTTGCCCCGTAGCGGTCCAGCACAGCGCCCCTGGCGTTGTCCAGGTTATCCCATAGCACCATGCGCTCGGCGCTGTCGTGGATAAGCTCCAGGCCCCAGGAGAGGGTGCCGAACAGTTTCCCGATGTTGGTCTTCAGGGGGAGGCTGTGCTTGCTGTTCCGAATGTCCTCTCGGTTATAGCCGCTCGTCAGGTATTCCAGCATCTGAGTGAGGAAGCCCGCGCTCATGCACCCGCCTCCCTCTCCACCGTGATATTGCCGGAGCTGGTGACGGCCTTCTCCCTCGTCCCAATGGGGATGTTGCTGTCGGACAGTGATCCGGCCACAGTCCCGATGCTCAGGTCAAAGTCAACGACCCCAGGGACAGACAGGATGGCGCCAGGAAGGGACATATACAGCACGTCGGTGCCGATAGGAAGGCCACCCTGAACGTCGCCCCCTATGAAGGACACCAGGGCGGCCTTGATGCGGTCCTCTCCATCCCACGGGAAATTGGACCCGACCTCCAGATTGAACACTCGCACGAAGACAGGGACGGTGGAGGGCCTGGAGAAGTGGATGTCGATGCTCTGGCCGCTGGCAGCTATGACGGCGATGGTCTTCCCTCCATAGGTCTGGATGCCAGCAGCTTTTCGGCGGAAGATGGCGCGGGCCACATCCTCGTCCAGGCCGCCGTATACGACCGCCTCAATGCTGTGCGGGGGAAGGCCCAGGGCATCCTCCTCGTCGCTGTCGTTCTCGTAGCAGATGGCCGAATAGACCGCTTCCACGTTCTGAAGGATTTCTCCGGCGATGGCGTCATTGTTCACGCCGCCGGCATAGTCCACGGATTGATAATACCTGTCCCGGAACTCGTCGTCGTTCTCCCTCCAGCGCCCTCCAGTCAGGGCGGCGGAGTTGCTGCAGGCCGACACCCCATCCAGGGGGTTGACGATTTCCTTCACGGTCCCCGCGTCGGCATTGTAGTCGGCCCCGGTCCCCACAGCCTGGACAGGCAGGGTCACGGTCCCGTCTGCGGCGATGCGGCCCTCAGCCAAAACGGCGTATTGGTAGCCCGCCACCGTCTTCACCAGGAAGCCGGAGGGGATGGGGGTGCCAGGGGTCCCCCTGAAGGTCACATATCCGCTGGCCTTCTGGGCAGGCAGCAGGGACAGCCCGATGGCTTTGCCCAGGTTGTAGAGGCTCACCCCCACGGCGGTGTCCACGAAACGGCTGTTGTAGACATCCTCCATGACGGCGAACAGAATGTTGAGCATCCAGGCGAAAATGCGGAGGAAGATGCCCAGGGGGGAGCGCACAGTGAGGTTGGCCTTGTCCCCGAACAGCTCCCGCGCCTTATACTCCAGTGCGTTCAGCAGCTCAACGTATGTGGGGCGGTGAAAACCTCGTTCGGTCACGCCCCATTCTTCGGTGTTCAACTCGTCGTCACCTCCGCATTGATAGTCTCACCATCGGCCAGCCTTCCAAGGACGGACACCTCCAGCGCCCGCCCCTCCAGGTGGTTGTAGGACACTTCCTGCACCTCCTGAACGTCAGGCTCCTGGAAAACGGCATCCCGGATGACCTCGGGGATTTCATCCTCGGCCAGCTCCGACGGCTTCTTTCCCATGATGCGCTCGTACTCAGTCCCATGGGAGGGGACAAAGGGGAACTCGCCGCGCCAGGCCTGGAGGGTCAGCCGCACACATTGGGCAGACGTCAGGGGTCCGGCCACGGTCACCATCACCCCGTCGTCATCGAGAACGAGGTCACGGGTGTTTGGGTCAATTTTCAGCGTGTAGTTGTCGTCCATCTCTCAGCCTCCAATCAGGACATCTCCGCTGCCATCCTGGACGGTCCCGCCTATCGAAACAGCATCACCAACACGGGCGGCAGGCCTCCCGTTGATAAAGACGCTGGAGCTGCCGGCAGATATTACGTCCTGGTGTCCAGGGTGGGTGACACATCCATGAGATGCGTAATGGTCCCCCAGGCGGCCAGCTCCGCGCCCGTTGATGAACACGTCCCCGCTATACTCCACCAGGGGGGACGGGGGGCAGGCATCATGCCCGGTGCAGTTATCGCCTTGTCTCGTAGCACTCGGCAAGTGTTATCCCTCCCCCTAATTCAGCCGGACGGTGCCGCCCGTGGTCGTCAGGTCCCCGGTGATGGTGACGTTTCCCTTGATGTCGATGCCGGTCTTCGTCATAGACAGGTAAACGCTCCCGTCAACGGTCCCCATGCACAGGGTCCCAGAGGGCAGGCCGGAGATCTGATTGCTCCCGGTCCTCACCCCTCCGATGAACACAGCATCATCGCCGCTGTGCAGGCGCTCAGTGTTGGGGTCAGCCTCAGCCCCTCCAGCTATCACGGCATCGCTGTCGCGGTCCAGGTACAGGACCACGCCAATGTCCCCGGCCTTGTAGATGGGGCGGAATACCCATCCGCCCCCATACACCATGCCCACAGGAACAGACAGCACCTGGGGTTTGGTCTGGAACGTGTCCTCGTCAGGGTATCGGGTCAGGGGCTGCACATCCACCGTCATGGCGCCCTCGTCAAAGGCGATGACCTTCACGATGTCGGCCACACATACAGCAGCCGCGGCGGCCTGGTCCTTTGCCTGCTCGTAGGCTCTTTTCTTGCTTTGTCTCGCCATTCCCTCGGCCCTCCTTTACGCTGGCTTCATTTCGACGGCGGTCTTCCATTGTCCCTTGGGGCTTCCGATGTGCTTCCCCTTCACAATGATGAATTTCCCGTTCAAGCTCTCAGACCTCACGGCCACAGCTTCAGCGGGGCCGATGTGGTAGTTCAGCAGGAACTCCCGGCTGATATAGTTCCCTTCCTCACCCTTCGCCGCAGCACTCTTTTGGCTGTCAGCTCCAGTGGCGATGACGGTTTCCTCCACCTCTTTCCCGGACATGAGCAGCCCGCTTTGAGGGGTCAGCACCAGGCCATTCGACAGGCCCTTGGAGGGGTCATTGATGACAACAGACCCCGTCCGAATGAGGAAACGGCTCTTGCAGTCATCCACGGCGATTTGCTTCAGCAGGTCCTTGACCTTCCCGTTACACACCAGGCCCCGGTCGTACACCTTGTTGACGGCCAGGGAAAACTCGCCGATTTCCATGCCGAAGATGTTCAACAGGTCCGACAGTATCTCCTCGGCGGTGCTTCCCTTGGCATAGGTCTTGCTGACCTTGGAATTAAGCCACTCGTCCATGGCGGCCGTGGCGGTGATGGAGGTTATCCAGTTCGTTCGGTCGTGCTTATGGTTACAGGCAGACACCTTGCCCACAAAGATGGCCCCGATGTCGCCCTGATACCCGGCGTTCAGAATGATGACACTCCCGCGCCGGATGCTCTTTCGGGTAGCCTCAGAGAGGTTATACGCCTTGAAGGTGGCCGTCTGGAGGGTGTCGCTGTCCTCGAAGGGGACCTCGAACTCGAAGTACAGGTCGTCCATGCCGTAGACCTTCCCCCCTATCTGAAGGGAGGCCTCCCGCATCCAGTAGGCAGCCATCAGGCGGACCTCCTTTCGTACAGGTAGAGCTTGACCTGCTTCCCGAAGTTCTCCCACGTCACGGTTTTGATGTCGTCCCCGGTCAGGCACAGGGGGATGATGACAGGCAGGGGAAAACGCTCGTCCTCAATAGGGCCAAACAGGGGGCGGCCATACCTCACGATGTCGCCATAGGCCAGGACCTCCCCCGTGTTGGCGATGCTCAGGTCAACGGTGAAGAAGCCGCCCACCTCGTTGTAACGGACGGTGAAGGAGTAGGTCCTGTCGGTCAGCTTCACGCTGAAGGTATAAGGCACTTTGCCGGTGTCGATGTCGATATACTCCACCTCGGCGCCCAGCTCAATGAGCTGCATCCCCCGTCACCTCCTTCCTGTGTTCGTGGGGGTCGCCCTGGAGGACGGCCCAGAACTGCTGGCGGGCTTGCTATTATACGATGCCACATAGGAGGCATACGCGCTGCTGGAAATGGTAGTGCTGACGGTGGTCTTCAGGCCGTCGGCCCTCGTCTTCGAGGTCTGGGAGCTGCTGGCGGTATTCACAGCAGGGCCAGCGGAAGCGGCGGCAGCCGCGTCCTGGTCGGACATCATTTCCGCCGTCCCGCTGTTCTCGCTGCTCCCAATAGTGATCTGCTTCAGGGTCGCGGTGAAGGTGAAGCCATTCATGTTGGTGGCATCGTGGGTGGTCTGGAGGTTCTGTATCACCAGATTGCTGATGCGGTTCCTCCCGGTATAGGTCAGGATGTCGCCCATAGTCCACATTCGATTGAGGGCGGCAACGGCAGCAGCTCCATCGGCCACAGTTCCAGCAAGCTGGAAGGTCAGGGGGGACTTGAACACATGGTCGTTGATATTTCCCCCGCCCTCCACAGGGTTATCGGTGATTGTGCTTTGGCGGTTGACGGTTTCCTTCGTGACAACGCCTTTGAATGGCTCAAAGCGGACAGTGCCGCATTTCGCTCCTTCCAGGGTATACAACGGTCGTTCCTCCTTCCCTTACGCATAGCCCTGTTGCATGGCCCGGTCGGTGTAGTCCCTTTCCTGGGCCTCTGCATACAGTTCATCGAACAGCGCCCGGATGCGGGCCTCCACAGCTTCAGCCGTGGCGTTGGGGTCCCCTCCACCCTCCACCTTGATTTCGATTTTGGGGGAGAAGGTCATGCTCTTGCTGTTCTCGTTGGTGACATTGGAGCTGAAGGAGGACATGAGGCGGTCCGTTTGGTCGGCAGGGATTATTGCAGACCCTCCAGGCAGGACGGCCAGCTCCCCGCCCTCCTCGTTCATGTAGGTGGGTCCCCCGGGGAAGTTATCAGTCCCCCGGGCATTGTGGGGGATATTCGTGCCGACCTGGATATTTGCCGAGTTGCTGGCTTCCTTCCCGGCGGCGGCTATCTTCTCAAAGGCCGCCACAATGCGCTGTGCGCCCGTTTCGGCGGCGGTAGTCATAGCACCCCAGGCTGTTTCTGCATCGCTCTGCATGGTGCCGTAGGTGGCCGTAGCGGACGCCCCCATGGCGATGAAGTTCACGTCCGTGATTTCCTTCGCCGCATTGGAGCTGTCCTTGATGGCGCTCGTGGTGGCGTTCGCGGCTCCTTCCACTTTTTCCTTGTAGTCGCTGGTGTCCACCGCGAGGGAGGTTTCCTTGTTCGTCACATCGTCCAGCCCATCCACGGCCCCGCTCAGGTCATTGACGGCGGCCTCGCTCTCCTTCGCTCCACCAAAGAGGCCAGCGAAGAAGTTGGCGACCTTCCCCACACCGTCGGCCAGCCACCCGACCACAGACCCCAGCACGTCGGCGATGGTCCCCAGCACGTCACCGATGACGCCCAGGACAGGGGAAATGGCCTCCAGGATGGGCGAAATGGCACTGAGTAGCGACGCGATAGGAGGAAGCAGGGCCTCGGCTATCCGCTGAATGACAGGGACAAGGGGCTGAATAATAGACGTGTTCAGGGTTTCGAGGATGCCCACCAGGGGCGGGATGACCGTTTCGGCCAGCATCCCGATGATGTTCGCCACAGGCGGCAGGACAGAGGCCGCCAGGGAACTGAATACCGAGATAAGAGGGGTCGTCGCCTCGAACACAGACCCCAGCACAGAAATGAGAACAGGGAGAAGGTTTTGGCCCAGCTCCATGATTACGGGCATACTCTCAGCAAGTCCGTCACTCAGGACAGTGACGAGCTGCATCAGCATGGGTTCGATGGTGGGCCAGTTATTCAGGATGATGCCGAACAGTCCCTCCAGCATGGGGGAGAACTTCGCCCCGGCATCCGCCATGAACTCCCCCCAAACGCCTTTGAGGGATTTCGTGCTGTTCACCAGGCCCCCGGTGTCCTTCACGGCGGCCTGCTGGATTTTGCTGCTTTGGTCTAACAGGGCGTTCATGCGGACCTGGGCCATAGCGGCATCGTCCAGGGCATCCAGGTCGGCCCCGAGGCCCATTTCCATGGCCTTGGCCTTCAGGGTCACATCGTCGATATGCACCCCGAACTCCTCCAGGGCGTTGGTGTTTCCAGAGATGTAGTCCTGCATGACCCCCAGGGCCTCCGCATCATCCATGCTGAAGGCGTTCCCCAGGTCATAGGCCAGGGACGTTGTGATTTTGGACAGCTCGGCGGCGGCCTCTCCAGTGACCCCCATTTCAGCATACATGACCTTGTTGGACACCATGAACTGCTGGACCTCAGCCGTGGACCGATGGACGGCGCTGGCGTAGTTCTCCACCCACTCGCCGGCGTCAGTTCCAGAGAAGCAGGCGTCGAACTTCTTCCCGGCACCTTCAGCGGCGACGGCGGCCTCCAGCGCGGCGGCCCCCAGCTCTTTGAGCTTTCCGATACCAGCCTTGATGGCCTCCAGGCCTACCATGGCGGTGAGCGCCCCCTTCAGGGCGTCTTTGATCTGAGCGCCAGCATCTCCACCAGCGTCCCCCATATCCTCCAGGTCCTTCCGGGTTTCGTCCGCTTTGTCGCCCAGCTCCTCGGCATCGTCGGCGGCAGACAGCAGGGCGGCCCCCAGCTTATCCTTGATGGTCTTGATAGGGTGGGTGAAGGCGGTCCCGATATTCTTCGCGCCGGTCTTGAAGGAGGTCACAAAGTTCCCGACCTTCTTTTGGGTGTAACCGATGGCCCCCTCAAAACCGGCCTGGATGCCCTTGGCGGCGCTCTGGCCGTCCTTCAGGGCCGTCCCCATGGATTTACCCACGGCCTGCCCAAAGCTCCCTGCATCGGCTCCCATGCGCCGGAACGTGGCCTTGAACTCGTCGCCCATATCATCGGCCCCATCGCCGATGTCGTCCAGGTCCCGGCGTATATCATCCCCGGCCCTTCCAGCCTCGTCGGCAGCTCCACGGATGCCGTCGGTCATCTCCCTGATGCCGTCGGCTCCAGTATCAGCCCCGGCCCGGATGTCCGCCCCCATCTCCCGGCCAGCTTCCTCGGCAGCTCCCATGCTGTCGATGGACTGCTCCAGACGTGTTACGAGGTCATCCAGTTTTCCGATTGTTTCATCCAGCCCAAAGTCGAGGCCGAATGTCATCTCTCGGCTGTCCGCCATTTCCTCACCTCCTTACGTGCAAAAATAAGGGGGCAGGCTATCAGCCCGCCCCCTTCTTGGGTTTCCATTCAGTGTTGTATAGGATTTTGGCCTCGACGGCCTCCCTAAACTCGGCCAGGTCCATGCCGCGCAGATCTGAATACGTCAGCCCTGTGCCAGCATAGACCATGACCCAAAATTCTTTGTTGCGCTTGGCCCTCTTTTGGGCCGCCTCGACTGATTTCTCAGTCTCGAAGAAACTGCTCGATGGCCTTAATCAGTTTCTCAGGGGTCTTGACGTCCTCCTTCTCGTCGAAGTAGGACATCCCCTGCTGGGCCACCTCGGGCGGGGCGATGACCACATTCCTGAACATGGTGTCCAGGTACTTGGTCGTATCACGCCGCCCGCCGCCAGTCATCCCGCACTCGTCGTTGGTCTGGAAATACCAGGTGGGGGACACGCTCTGAAGCGTGAACTCCTGGCCCTCAACGGTCACCTTTTTCTGCTTTGCCATATACTTCCTGTAGCCCCTTTCAGTCAGAGATTTTGGTCGCTTCAGCCACGCCATAGGGATGCCGCTTTAAGAGCGGATTTCCAGGGCCGGCACATAGATGTTGACGGTGACGCTGCCCTGCTCCTTGGCCCGGTTCGCGTCGGGCATCTTCAGAACACGGCAGTTGTCACAGCTCATAATGAAGCCGTCGGCATCGTTCTTGTCCTGGACAGACACCGTCACCATTTTCCGCTTGGCCTCCAGCTCCCGAAGGTAGGCAAGGCTGGCGGAGGTAGACATGAGCGTCATGGCGGCGGTGCCAGTCTTGTCGGCGTTCTCAGAGTACACCACATCGCCCTTGGCGCCCACGGCGGGGGTGATGCTGTCGGCGTTCCTCGTCAGGTTGATGACACCATCAGCAGCAAAGCCCGTGATGATGCGGCCAGCCACAACGACGTTGACCTTCGTGGGGTCGTAGCTCATAACTTCCATTGTTCGTTTCCTCCCTTCTTACGCGCTCAGGGTGGCCCGGAGGACGCCCTTCACCTTCACGGAATGGACAGCGCCCTCCAGCAGGGCCTCCCAGGTGATGTCGGGCATCTGGCGGGCTCTCGCCTGCTCGTCGGTAGCCTCAGACCGCTTGGGGACGACGACGGTATACACACCCTGTTTGCTCTCGGGGTCCCTGGCGATGATGCCCAGGTCCACGGCCCTGTTCAGGGCTTTGAGAACGCCGTCGGTGACGATGGAGAAGCCCTCGTCGGTATAGCCGATGGTGGCGTTCTCCAGGAAGATGTCGTACAGGTTCTCCCGCATAGTCAGGGCGATGTAGTCGGCCCCCATCTGCACGTCGATGAACTCACCATCGAGGCAGGTCCCGTTCTTCACGTACTCCCGCTTATATTCGACGGTCAGATAGTTGACGTTCTCCTCGGCCAGGGCGTCGCGCTCGGCGGAGGTCAGGTCTGGGGGGGTGATACCCTGGGGGCGCTTAAATTTCCAGGTCACGCTCTTGGGGTAGAAGGGGCCGACGTTGCCCAGGAAGGCAGCGTCCGCCCACTCAGTTTCGAGCTTGTCCTGGTCGGCATAGATGACGATGGCGCGGGCGTTGCTGGGGTTCCCCTCCTTCTTGGAGGTCTGCCCGAAGTACAGCTTGCGGTGGTCCTCCATACCGGCCCCCAGCTCCGCCTCGGTGGGCTGGGAAGCCTCAGCCCAGGCGGCCAGGGCCTCCACGACCTCCGGGGAGGTTTGGTCGGTCAGCAGGATGTACCAGTCGTCGTCCTTCTCCCGAAGCTCCTCCACGGCAGCCACCAGGGCGGTGGCCTTGTCCTCCGCGCTCTCGCCCTCGGGGGCAGCGATACCGGCAATCCGCACTTTGCGGATAAGGGTGGTCGCCTTGGTGGTCTTCCCCTGGTTGAACAGCTTATCGGCCATGGCGGCCACCTTCTTGCCGGGGAAGTCTTCCTTGATAACGGTCAGGTCGCGGTACGTCTTCATATCCTTCTGCCCCTCGGTGGACAGCAGCAGGATGTCCAGGGTTTCCACGCCCTTGGGCTTTGCGTCGATGTCCACAACGACGATGACATCATTCGGCATGGTCTTTATTCCTCCTTCTTGGTTTGTTTTGTAGATACTCCATCAATCGTCGGCACAGTGGCGCGGTCGGTCCTGGTGTACCTCAGCCGGACATCGAAGCCAAAGCGGCGGCCCATCTCGTCCAGCTCCAGGGCATCCCTGGGGGCGGCGTTGGTGACATCTACAACGACGAAGCCCGCCGCCTCGATGGCATAGCGCCCACCATGCAGGAAGAAGCCCTGGGCCTTTGTGGCAAGCTCCTGGGCCTCGTCAGCGCCCAGGATATACGCCTGTCCGCCGCCCTCCAGGGCCTCGGTGCGATTGATACTACAAGCAGTAAATGACAGGGTGGCGGTCGGCTGCTCAGTCCGTACCGACACCGCATAGCCCTCCCCTCCGCTCTCGGTAGAGAAGTGGCCCAGGCTCCCGTCCGGCGTATAGTCAGACAGGACCGCCCAGACGATGTAAGGGGGGTCCGCCTCTGGCTGGACCTGGTTCGCCAGCAGGACAGGCTTGCCGACGAACTCAGACAGGGCCAGGATAAGCTCGTT